CTTTCTTGGCGAACGCTGGATTGTGAGCCACCGCCTCCATGAAACTGTGTTGCTTCTTGCTTGTACTTGGCATATTAAACCTTAAAGTCCCAGCCTTTGCCAAGGATAAAACCTACGACAATAGCGCCAACCCAAACAAGAACTTTGTTGATAATTGTCTTACCAACTTGTTTGTAAAACTGCTCAGCCAAATCTTCAACGGCAATTCGAGCCGCTTCTTTGGCAATGGCTTTCTCACGTTCTGTTAATTCAATCTCTGCCATGTTCACCTCATCGTGCCTTTTGTATGACCACGAATTGCACAACCATCCGCACAATGCCAAGCTCTCAAACTTTTATTGATGCGGCTGTTAGGATCATGCGCTGTTTTGGACGATGTTAACTTGTGCTTCATGCCTTCCATGCGGGCACAAAATGATTTCTTCCTTGGGCCGCCTTCAGGTTGCGGTGCCTTCAATCCGGGTTTACCCGGATTGGCTTTGTTATAGCTGGCACGACCCTTGGCGTTCAAGCCGCCATTAGGGTTCTTTCCTTCTTTACGTTGCCAAGCAGGAGTACTCATGATTAGCCATTCAAGATTACTTTGCCGCAAACCACAATACCGATTTGCAAAGCACTGCCTGCACCCGGAGCTGAAATTTGCCATTGCAAATCAGTTTTTTCTGCATAAGCAAATGGATTGGAGTTCCTGTCAATGTTGAAAAGCGCAGTGAAAGGTTGCTGCAAAATAGTCAATTCAACACCAGTCAAGTTATTGATAGCTTGTACGTTGTAGTACAAAGGCGTACCTGTATAAGCATTGTCAGTGCTGATATTCACGCTATCCAAATAAAAACTGTAGCCAGCAGGAACTGTGTAAATAGCGGCTTGATTTTTACCAATACCGGAATTGATTTGCGCAACAATATTACTGCTTTGCTTAACAGTGATAACGCCTTGATTGGTTAAATAACCAGAAGGAGGAGTCACTAAAGTCAAATTGTTGATGCGCAAATAACTTTTTGTGGTGGTTACGCCTGTTGTTCCATTGACTTTAATGGTCTCTGAAACGGGATTAAAGTTTGCATCTAAACCTTGAATCAACATATTGCACACATCAGACGCTGATGTACTAACCACAGTCATAGTGGTTGCAGTAGTTGGATAGGTATAGGTAGTTGAATTTTCCCAAAGAGGGATTGCTGTTGTTGCGGTGGACGATTGAATATTAGCGTTGTATCCAAACAAACTTAATATTGAATGTCCATAGATTTGACCACGCGCCACTTGTAAATTGAATGGCTCGTAAAGCGCTTGACGTGTAATTGAATTAACAACGTTGCCCGTGCTGGGTATGCCGTTTGGACTTTGTGCCATGAATAATCTCCTTAATTAAAGATGGGGGCCAAAGCCCCCAGAAGATCAGTCAAAGTTACCGTAGGGGTAAGTTGTGGTATTACCAATGTTCATGTCAAGTTGGTTGTAACGAATTGTTACTTCAATTTGACCTGATGTTGGGGTAGTCAAACCTGTATTGGTAATCTTCAAAGTCACAATAACTTGTGAGAACCATGTTGGCTGTGTATTAGCATTGGGGTTCTGGAAGTCTTGCAATGTAGCACTTGCGTAAGGCAATTGTGTACCAACATATGTAGCAGTTCCACGAGTAGCTGAAGTGATTGCAGCCATCGTAGCGTAAACACCTGTGCTAGTAGCAAAGTTGTTAGAGACGTATGGTTGGATTGAGTTAGCTGTTACGCTACCGTCTGTGGGCAATGTGCCAACGTCAACAATCACGTCAGTGATGTTGCAGCTATAGGGCAAGTAAAACACTGCGCCGCGATAAATTGTACCTGTAGCATCGGCTGTAGGAGCAGAAGCTACTGTGGGGCCTGTATTGCTCAACACACCAGACTGGGGTGTGTAAATAACAGCAGAATTGTTAGGGATGTTGTTTGAGTTAACAAATACGCCTGAACCACCGCCATAGTTGGCTGTGTTAGGTGTTGTGACTGAAAAGTCCAACAAAGCGCTTTGAACTAAATCTGTGTAACCAATGTTACGGACAGGGCTAAATCTTTGGTCGCCCGAAATAATAGGGCCGGAGAACGTGGAACGTGCCATGATAATTCCTTATGCAAAAGTCTCTTGTTAATCGTTGCATCGTCTGCTGGGCCAGTGGCAACAAGAGAAAAAATCCCAGACAGCCTTCAATATACACTATTCCTTGGGCGTGTCAAGAAGTTTTTTCTTGTTTCTCGCGGCAATCATTTTTGCTTTCCAAACTGGGTCGGCCCATAGTGCTTTAGCTGCGGCTTTCTTGGCGGCTTTAACCTCTTCACGATTGGCAATTTCTTTGTTATTTGCAGTTTGTTTAGCAGCATAATCAGGGTCAGCCCACTGAGCTTTAGCTTGCGCACTGGTTTTAGCTTTAGATTTTTCTGTATTGCGGGCTTCCTTGATGTTTTTAGCCAATGTGTCTCCTTGTGTTTCCCACATCTTTTTAGAGTTGATTGACTTGGATTCAAGCGCTGCTGGGGTGTTTTGCGCTTTAGTTTGCCCTGCAACTACTTTGGCGCGGTATTCGGGGTCTTGCCAATGTTCTTTAGTAAATCTCCCATCGGCAGCTTTTTGTTCCGCCGATTTAATATACCCGCTTGGGCCTTCGCCACCATCCGTTAAATTAAATAAGGTTCCTGTTTTTAAATCTCGCCGCCCGTACAGTTTGATAAGTTCCATCTCTTTGGCAAAGGCTTCTTCTTCATTTTCAGTTTCAAATACGCGCTCACAAACAGCAACAAAGTTGCGTTGCTTTAAATGTGAAATAAAGTCTTGAAACGGTTTGTTATGAGACCCCCTAGACCAATGCGATAAATCACGGTCTCCTGTACCTTTACCTACGTATACAGGCTGGCCTAGTTTAAGAGGACGGGGGTCACGGTAAACATAAACATAAAACATAGTTAACTCCTTTTAGAAGCCTTAACTATATATCAATGGATGGTGATTGTCAAATATATTTTCTAAATACTTTTCGAAAACGAGTTACGATACGGGTAACGCATAATGAAATAATAAATACAATACGCCCAATAAAAAAGGCCCCGAAGGGCCCTTTTTAAGGTTAAAACTAATACTAAATTAGTAAGAACCGTAGATACCGAGAGGATCAGACCAGCCAAAGCTATAACGCTCACGTGATTTATAACGTACGTTACCCGTATCAAAATCACCATCCATTGAATTCTGCAATGGTGTGCGCTCAAAGTGCTTCAAACCATTGGGAACGTCTGTGGTAAGGAACCAAGCGTTAGGTGCTGTCAAGAAGTGGTTAACTGTGTAACCTTCAGGAACAGAACCGTTGTTCTTGATAGCGTTAATGTCGTTGTTGTTTGTACCAACGCGGAGCTCAGTGTCGAGCAAGCGGGTAGCAACGAACATCAATGCTGGGGGAACAATCAACTTCTTGGGTCTAGCAGCGATCAAAAGGCCACGCTCGTCTGTCCAAGCAGCGATTTGAATAACGGCGTTCTCAAGAGAAGTTTCGTTCAAATCAGCAGGAGTGGAAGGAGTGTTGGCATTGGTGCCACCGTTAACCAAGGGGTGAGCTGTGTTCAATAAAGATACGCCATCGCCACCAGTGTAGGTTGCGTTGAAAGCGTTGTTCAAAATTGAAGCAGCTTTAACTTGCTTGGTGTAAGCCATAGCGCGAGCCAAGCCTTTGGTGTAGCGAGCAGACAAGCTGTCGTACAAGTTATCCTCAATAGCCTCTTCGGTGATTGAGAATCCAAGGGCGATAGTCTCGTGGTTATAGCGAGCTGTGAATGCCTCTTGTGCATTGTCATAGCTGAGTGCTGTACCCTCGGGCTTAACTGGAGCAGCGGAGAAACCAGATAGTTTGGTCTCTTCTTCAAAGCTACGCTCTGATTTCTCAGTTTCGTAGATCTCTTTATGCTCTTCGCCGTAACGTGCGTACTCAAGACCAAACAATGCGTTCAATCCGGGGAGCAGCTCTTTAAGTAGTTGTGCGCGTGAAATAGCCATTTATGTGCTCCTTAATTAAACGCCAGTGTTGTTAGTCATACCGCTGAAGCCTTGGTTCCAAACCACAAGCGCTTCGGGGAAGCCAACGAAAGTTACTGATGAGCCAGATGCCAAAGTAACGGCACTGTTCACAGTCACGGTAGTACCACTTACAGTCACTACATAAATGTAGTTACCTTGGGCAGAGCCTGTGCCTGTTGGGCAAATCAATTGCATACCGGGCTGGATAGCTGTGTTAGCAGCAGTCAATGTAACAGTTGTGCTTGAACCAGAAGTAGAAGCAGTAGCTGAAACGCTAACGGCTGTGTCGTTAACAACGCCAACAACGCGGAAAGGCAAAGCTGAAGTAATACGAGTATTACCAGAAGTACCAGAGCTAACCACAGCACCAGAAATGGCCATCGCGGAATCACCAGTTGTGGTATTGCCTGTACCGCCAGTGATAGCGTATACGTTAGTACCAATAAAGGTGGGGTTGATGTAACCAATTGTGGAAGCAGTGTTAGACAAGGAAGTACCTTGAGAAACAACAGCAGCTTTGAACACGGTACGGGGATCATCAATCACATATCCAACTGCGTAGTTAGATGTTGTGCTTGCTGGCCAGTATTGACCGCGAACGATTTGGCTTGAAGAGTTTGTGTACTCAGCGCCAACGAAGATACCTAAAGTACCTGCAACTGCTGTACCGGGAGAGGAAGCAGCAGACATAGAAGTAGTAACAATAGTACCACCTGAGAGTTGAACAATGTCACCATTGAACAACGAAGTGGAATAGCCAGTGGCGATGGGATACATGCGGGTAGAACCAGCATAGGGTAGACCACCGAACTCGCTAACCGCTTTAAACCCGTAAGGGGCTGGAACGATTGGATAAGCCATTTAAGGACTCCTAAAAAATTTACTTGGAACCTGCACCAAATCCAACTCCGCGTGTGGTTGTGGACTGTCTGTCCGCAAACTTACGCATCCTTGGATCATTGTCTTTCATGAAACTATTGTCAACCGATTCCATCTGCTCTGCTGCTTGCTTGGCGTAATACTCATCGTAAGCGCGAATGTTCTCAATACTGTTCTTGCACAGAATCAAGCCACCAATTTCCACGTTACCCTGCTCATTACCATCAATCATCAGTTCAGGATGGTCGGATGCCTTGACTGGTTCCCACCCATCACGTCTCATGCGGGACATGCGGGTATGGTCTGCCTTACCAAGTATGTGCGTCAGAATGTATCTGTAGCCATACCCGGGTTCGGGAGTAGGATCAGGCAAGTCGCTCGTGGGTTTGTACACCACACGTGCAGTTTTTT